CCACCCTTCTATTCGTTGTAGTCGCAAGCCTCAGATTCTAGTCGGGGAACTAGGCTGGCTCTTGCTACCAGTCTTATACGCTACGTGGGCTGGTCGGTCACGTAGGAATCTATTTTATATTAAGCCTGCTGCTTTTCCGCTAGTTAGGGATACCCTATTCATACCAGCATTTGCGCCGAATGTTCCCGCTTCAGTAGCGGAAAGTCTTTGACGCTTACGCTGGGCCGATGCAAGAGAGTTAAACACTTCTTGCTCGCCTTCGGCTTGTCCATAAACATCCATTGTACTGCCATAGATGTTAGAAAGTTTTTCTGCACCTGGAAGAATATCTGCAATGGTTGCATAACCCTTTTGAGCCTCAGCCATTGATACTCCCTGTGCTGCTAGTTGTTCTGCAACTGTTACTCCAGCGGTAAGTCCCTGACGGCCTGCTGCTACACCAATCTCTGATGCTGCAACTTGGCGCTCAATCTTCTGGAACTGCTGTTGTGGGTCAAGTACATATGCAACAAGGTCTTCTTGACCTATACCATAATAATCGCGTAGTTGTTTAGAGACTGCAGGGTCGGCATTGCGAACACGCTGGACGGCAGTGACAACACGGTTAGATAGTTCTGTTGGAGACATATCATTTGCAATAAACTGTGAGACATAAGCATCATTGTCAAAGGTTTTAAGTCCATAGGCACGAAGTACCTGACGGTATGAGTCTTCAAGATTAAGGTATTCAGCGGGTGATAAGTACTTTAAATCGTTCTTAACGCGAACGCCATTTGCCTTAAAGCGAGTCTTATACTCTTCGCTTTCCTGTAGTTGTATAGTAATCGTATCTTCTGTTGCGCCATCAATGGCTAACTGCTCAATCTTTTTTGCCAATGTCTCAAGACCATAAGCCTTAAAACGAGAGTAAAGAACTTCAATCATATTCTTACGAGCAGTGGTTTTAGCAGCCGCTGCTGCAGCATCTGTTGCGGCTTTTGTTGCTGCATCTTGTGAAGCCTTTACGGCCTTGTCTATATCTGCTTGAGTAAAGCCGCCAGTACCAGTACCAGTACCAGTACCAGTACCAAGACCAGTACCAAGACCAGTACCAGAACTGTCTGGGGCATCTTCGGTTAAAGTTGTGTCATCACTGTATGTGGTTATTCTTTTACGGTTTGCACCTGTACCAGTATAAGTAATAGTTTTGGGGGTTTTTCCAGCCTTAACCGCCGCGGCAACCCACCCTTTGTCATCATCCCAGGTATATGTATTTTGTTTATCATCTAGTGGTTGAGGTGGTTTAACCCAGGTTTTAGTTTTTGGGTCATAAATATAAAATTTACTTACCCCTGCTGGGCGAATGCTAGGGTCAGCAGTTTTTAATGCCCAACCAGTTTCATCATTCCAGTCATAGAGTGCCTCATTGCCAGGTGCAGCAGGTTTAACCCAACTACCATCACCTGCATCATCCCAGATGTATGCCTTCTTGCCAGCACCAGGACCAGCGGCCTTTTTTGCAACCTTTGTTTTTGCTGCAGCCTCTGCTGCCGCTGTTGCTGCTTCTGCCGTTGCCGCTTCTTCCGCTTTTTTTGTAGCATAAATTTCTGCATTATAGGCATCGTCTCTTGCGCTAGGCTCAGGTGCGGGTCCACCAGTGCGACCACGGATAGGTGTCGTTGTCGGTTCTGGTGTCGGTTCTGGTGTCGGTTCTGGTGTCGGAGCAGGCTCATTAATTGCATCTAAATATGCAGCATAAGATTCTCTGTCTTCAGGCGGAAAACTATTTTGAAGTCTATTCCACTGTGCCTCTGTTAATGCCATTATGCAAGCCCCATCTCTCTAAATACCTGAAGGGATAGTGAATCAATAGTATCTCTGGCATTATTTGTTAAGCCCCAGTCTGGGCTTTTCTTTACAGTCTGTTCTACCTGCCATTGTGGCATACGCCCTGGCAGACCTGTCTTGGGGTCTATGTACTGCATAACCTTGCGTATATCTGGATTATCAAAAGACAATGTATCTGGGTCTTTCTCAAGGAATCTTGCAAATGTTTGTATAACACTTGAGCCTTGCGCAGCAAGGGAAACGCCCCTGTTAATCCCATCAGCATAGCCTGGAAAAGTACTGGCAGATAAATCTCTAATATCTTTTTGTATATCCTCTTCGGTCATATCCTGACTAAAAAGCCGCCTAGATTTAGAGTTCCAATAATTATCATCAAGAAGGCCACTGATGCCAAATGAGTTAGCATAGGTTTTTAATGTAGTAATAGTACCAAGGGTTGAACCACCGAGTTCGCCTATAACACCAGCATCAAATAAAATGTCATCTAAATAATCATCGTCATCTATACCAAAATCATAAGCCCGATTCAATTGCTCGTCAAGTGCCGTACTCCACTTAACACCAACGCCAACAAGGCGGTTCTTTTGTCTAGCCTTGTACTTTGATAAATCATCCGCCCACACATCAGGCTGGCTTACTCTGGCTTGAGCACGCTTACGTGAAATGGCATTGTTGTTTCGATAAAAATTGCTTCGTAAAATTGCAGCCCTAAACTCATCTGGTTTATTTGCTAAATATGCATTCCAGGCGGCTTGAAGGTCTGGGTCTGTTTGTCCAGTTTTAGGGTCAATTCTATCTTTTAATGCAAGAATCATTAAAATATCTTCTTGCAATTGAGCGGTATTAAAGGCGGCTTGCCTTCTTGCTTCTGCTTTTGCCGCGTAATCGGCTGCTATTGCGGCAGCCTCTGCCGCACTTGGCTCTGGTGCTATTGGCATTACATACCCCCAGACATTACTCTACTAAATTCATCGGCAAATTCAAAAGCCTTACGACGTTGATATTCAAGCGGATTCTTTTTCTTTATATCTGCCTCAATCTTTGCTTGAGCAGCACTTTCCTTAAAACCTGATGTGGTTGTACTTACGTTTTCTAAAATACCTTTATCATTCTTAACCTTTTTGGTTACAGTAACCGTTCCAGTATTAAGCGCATTAAATTCTTCAAACCACTTATTTTTTTCTTCGGTACTTGCCGCTTCCCCTTTAAAAGATAAATAAATACTATCTACAAAATTATTTACTGTAGAGCGTTCTAGTGGTTGGATTTGCCGTTGAGGAATTTCTGGTTTATCTGCAAGGGCCTTGTTAGCCCTGGCAGTATTAATTTGGTCAGTAAATAAATTAAGGGGAGTAATCTTGGCACCCTGTCCGCCAGCATAAATTGCTGCTGCAGATTCAACTAATCCTTGCCAAACGCCAAAGGCTTCTAACTGACTAATTTTTTTACCTAAGGATGCATAACCTGACATAATTTTATTTTGTAAAGATTTGTCTTTCCAAAAACTTGCAGTAAGGCCAACCGTAGTTGCCAGTTTTGCTATAGTCTTTGGGGATACACTGTGCCCAGTAACTCGACCGCCACTTGGATTTATTTCATCAGATATCCAAACAAGGGATTGATTTGCTAATCCACCCAATTGCCATACCCCAGGATTTGAAGTATCTAAACCAGGTATTGATTTAAGTTGGTTTATAATATCTGCTCCAATTCCAAAGGGAGCATTCAGTGGTAAATTAACAAGAGGATTAACTTTATTTTCTGCATCAGTTTTGACTTTGGCCGCCGCTGCCTCTTCCTTTTTTGAAGGCAAAGCGGTTAGTTGTTTATCAAGTTCTGCTATTTGTCTTAAAAGTGGTTGGGCCTTCTTCTGGGCCTCAAGCCTTTTTGATGTAGTAATATTTGGGCCCGCAACGGGGTTAAGAATTTTTGATATCCTAAGGCTTAACGCATCGCGCTCTGCCTGTAACTCTATTCTGGTTGCCATATCACGTTCCTAGTCCTAGGTATTTGTCGTAAATTCTATCTTGTGATAGGAACCTATCGTAGATATTGGAAAATTCTAAATCCCCAACCTTAAGTTGGTTTACATAATAGTCAAGAATTGCACGAACATCCGCATTTTCTTTTGCATCTATATTTCCTGACGGTCTTCCGCTAAGGGTGACTGCCAAAGAATCTCTAACTTTCATATAAAGAGAAATTGATTTCCAAGTAGGGCTATTGGCATTATCATCCATAAATTTTTTATTGGATAAAATTTTCTTAAATCCAATAACTGTTCGAGCGGTTTTAGTACCATCAACGTCACGATAATCTATAAGCCACGCACTTGGTTCTCCTGTTGACTTGCCTGTTACTGGGTCAGTTACCGCCCCCAAGGTTTGTACAACAGCATTCTTTGCTGCTAGTAAGTCCTCTGCTCCATTTTGAGTGATAGAGGTTAACCCACGTTTGGCAAGATTTGCATCAATGATTGTCATTGCCATACGATACTTGGCCCAGCCTTCGCGTGCCTGGTTCTTTGCTTGAGCCTCTTTAGGGTCTTGCCTGCCACGAAATTTTTCTGGTGTTCCAGGAGAGATTGTTGTCTCTTGTTGCCACCAATAAGCAGTAGGATTAAACTTTACCTGACCAGAACCTCTTGTTATTAATCCAACAAGATACATATTATCATCAGATACATCTGCTATTAAACTTGAGTATTCTTTAGCGTTCTTAACATCATCTAGTGTGGCACGAGCGCCAGTAGGATTCTTGGATAAAGAGGTTGCAAAGTCAAAGAATTCAGGATAGTCCTGTAGGAACTTTGCGTCAGCATCCAACCCGTATAATTCGCTATACTCGCGCCATTTGTCCATATGTAGGCGATACGGACTATCAAACTGTGGGGCGAAAGGTAATATTAAGGCAGCGGCAGTGCGCATTTTATAGAAAGCGTCCGTCTTGCTTTTAATTTCGCCATCCGTAAGGTATGGCCTACCCTCTTCACGTGCCTTGTGTTGTTCGGTTAACCATATGAGTTGATATGACTTTGCATAATCATCACTGTCTAAACCTTGCAATACTGCACGGCTACGCTTTGCCCAAGTAGGTAAAAAGTTATTTATTGGGCTTGCATCGGGACCAAATGGAAATGCAAAACTTACAACTTCTGACCACTCTGGCTTTAACTTTAAAATGTTGGCTACTGGAATTGCAGCAAATGGACCAAGGCCGACCCCAAAAGGATTGCCTTGAAATATTACATCTAGGCTTTTCTTGCTTATTCCAACTTGGTCAAGGGATGAAAGTCCTTCTCCAATAATTGGTAGTTTCTTTAGTGCCTTGGGTATTGGAAACCACATTGTATCATTAGGGCTAAGGACCTGGTCCGTTGGTACTGGATTTCCTTTTTCATCGGTAATCATACCAGCCCTGTTAGGAGCATTCCAAATTATATTAGCACGGCTTAAAATTACAGGCTTGTCTGTTGCTATTTTAAGCCAGGTCTTAACAGCATTTTCTTGTGCTGAAAAGAATGGAGATATAAATCTTAAAAAATGAGCAGCATTGGTTCTGCGCTCAACATTATATAGTGTTTCCTTAACGCCCTTTAGTGCGTCCGCCCTTGCGCCAGCAGTAAGCCTATATTGTATAGCATCAAATTCTTCACGTGTAAAAGTACCACCCTGTAAGAACTCTTCTGTTGCAAGACGCTTCTTTATTGACCTTTCATACAAATCAATAAATAATGGGTGCCTGGCTAGATTATCTTCTGGCATTGTTGCAAGATATTTAAAAAGAAAATTTGTCATTCTTCGTGGTACGGCAAGTGGCTTTAAATTTATGTTTGCCTCTAGAAGATGACCATGTACTACTGGAAGTTTGTCTGGGTCCTTAATAGCATTACGCAAGAACTCTTCATTTACCTTTGACCCTTCTAATGTACTAGGGTTTACAATAAATTCTTTATCAAAAATATAACTTGGATGGACATCTGTAGGCATGTATTCAACTTCGCCCGTTGTGCCACGAGTAGTAAATGGAAGAGTTTTTCCATTTTTAACTTGCATTGGTTTGCGACCAACAGTATCTGCCATTAGCGCAATTCCATTGCTGTCTAACTTTTTTGTTTCATCTACTCTACCACGAACAACTCGAACTGGCACAGCGGACAAACCTTCTTTGATTGCTGCTTGTAATCTATGGTTTCCTTCTCCAATAAAAGCAAGTCCAGTTTCATTATCATAGATAACCATAATTGGATTGTCAAATCCTTGGCCAGAGCGAAGTTTCTTTACATAAAAATCAACACCTTCTTTGTCTGTAATATTACCAGGCATTTTAGCAAGATAGTTAGTATCTACAAATCCAACAACACTTTTAGTTTCTGGCAGACCGCCCATTCCGCCATCTTTATAATCTTGTAGATATGGAAACTTGCTTTTTAATGTAGCATACGGTCCAAGTATTTCTTCACGAATTCCTGTCCCAGATGGAATATATGCATCAAGAAACTTCTGTGCTCTTTCCACATATTCTTTTGAGCCTTCTCGAGACAGGCCAAGCCTAGCGCGTAGGGCTGAGTCATCAATTAATTTCTTTGTAACTTCTTCTACACTCTCGTTATTCATTAATGCTCGAGCAACCTTAGAGTTGCCAAATACTTCATTAATGGCTGAGGCCCACTCTTGATAGTAGTTTAAATCGCCAGGTCTTACAGCGCCTCGGCCCTTGCTGGCTACGTTTGCGCCATAAATTGCGGAGTAGTCTTCTAATAAAGAATAAAATGTCTGTTGAGAAGAGTTTAATTCGCGGAACAGTCCACCATTTGGTCCGCCAAAGGCGCCATGTACTGTATAGGTTGTTCCGTCAATATCATCTATTGTAGAGTTTAAGTCAAAGTCTGCCTCACCAATACGCTTTTTGCGTTGAGGCATTTTTGATTGCTCAATCTTGGTTAGCATTTGGCTATTAGATTCATATACTGCAGACTTAGTAGCAAGAGAAGTTCTAACTACTGTAATTTTTCCAATAAGGTCTGGGTTCTCTGGGTCATTGGCTAGTTGTTTGGTAAGAGAGGCAACTTCTTTTTCAAGTTTTGCAATCTCTGCTCCAGTAGCCTGGAGTTCATTTTTTACTGTTTTATAATCTGGTTTTTCTACACCATTAAATTCATCAATAAGTCTGCTGGCTTTATTTTTTGTATTAAAAACAAGATTACGGCTACCCTCAACAGCATGACGCAACGAAGCCATCGCGCCAACAGTTGCCCAGATGCGTAACTGTGAATCAACAGCATTGCGAACTGGGTATCCAAGACGCAGCAATACCGCAGCCTTCCATAGGTCGCTGGTATAACCAACCGCATCACTTATGTTACCACGAGTTGCTTGAATTAAACTTGAATTCTGTTTAATAACAGAATCAATTTTATCAAAGTCTGCCATTGGCAAAAAGTTTGCTGTTTGAGATTCAAATATTGGGACTTTAATCATTTGATTTGTTTCTTTATCAAACATAAAGCCTTCTTCTTTGCTTTCGCGCAACTTTCCAGAACGCAACTTATTATGATAATCATAGAGTTGCTCTGCCGTATCGGAATCAACACCATGCTTATCGGAAATAATTTTATATCCGCGTTTTTCAAGGTCATTAATAACAAGAGTCCTTGCCTCTGGTGTTCCTGCCGCAGTATAGCGTTCAATAAAGGTAACCGCTTCGGCTTCAGTAAATGCATCTTTTACAACCCCAGTGTTTTCAACGGGAGTTTTATCAACACGACTTATTACTGCTTTAGATAATGTTCTTGATGGCTTAGAAAGTTTTATTAAGCGATTTGCAACCGCAATAACTTCTTTAATTGAATCACCATCGTTTAAATTTACTACGCCGCTTGGTCTTTCACCACCCAACCAATTAACCACATAATGTAATCTATGAAACGGGGTTGGCTGGTACATTGTAATTTTTCCAGCGGCAACTTCTCGTGCATGAAAAGATATTGAACGGGCGGTTGCTTGCTGTGCCCCAACAAATTGACCAAAGCGAGAGATGCCTTCCGACATTGGTGCACCAGTTGTTTCAATACCTAAAAGTAAATTAACAAATGTATCATGTTTGGCCCAGGCTGTAAGAAATTCTCTATCTTTAAGAATTTCTTCTTCGCTGCGCATTGCAAACTGTAACATATCGTCAGTTGTTGTAGCGGTAAGTTTTGCTTCTTGGCCAATAAATTTATCTAAATCTACAATATCCATTTCGCCACTAGCAATACGCAATGGTTGTTCAATGTCTGGGCGTTTAAGAACTTTTAAAGCACTCATTCCGTCAGTATCGCCAAGAACTGAAAGCATTGTGTTTAATGCTTCTTCTTTTGTTTTACTAATTCCCAAAAGGTAAGATACGGTTGCCTGATTATTTCCAGCCTTAACCCATGGGTGATTCATTGCCCAAGCAGTATCGTTATTGGCAAAGTCTTCTGCAAGTTTTCCGTAACGAGTTGCCTTTTTATCTAATGGGATACTTCCTGGAACCATATTAATTGTAGACCTTGCTTGGCGCAAAGACACAATTGCATCGGCTGCGGTGTCAACTGCTCTTCCCGCGGCAACAAATTTTCCACCAACAATTGTAACATCTCCTGCAAATTGCAAAACAGTATCAATTGAACCTGATAAAACTCTTCCATAAAGGCTATCATTAAATGCTTTATCACGTTGCTTTTTATCGTATATATCAAAATTAGAATCCATAAAATCTGGAGTAATACTATCTGGCATAAAAGATGTTGCTTGCCCTATTTGAGTAGCAAGGGCTTGTCCAAATGAAATTTGATTTCTATTTTCCCACGAACGTTGCCATCTCTCTGCAGCAGAAAGATTTTTATCATTTGGAGTAGACATACCAAACTGAGTAACAGCGCTTAAAGGTTCGCGGATAAGATTTCTATTTGTTGCTTCAACGGCAGCAAGAACTCCACCAATTGGACGGGTGGCGTTTTTTGCCCAATCAATTCCTGATTGTTTGAGAATGTTTGTAAAACCATTAAATTCTTCTCTGTCATTATTAAAAGCGGTTGTTAAATCCCACGCTAATTTTGGAATGGAAGCAAGGCCAAGGCCAACATCGCCAACCCAGTCAAGAGTTCCTTTTCCTAGAGAACCTAGTCTGCTCCAAAGGCTCATTGAACACCATTGAGCAGACCTGTTAGAATTTGTCTTGTTTCTTTTGAGGTTTCTGGAAGACTTAGAACATAGTTTAAAACAGGAGCATAAGATTTAATTGTTTTATCAAACTGTACATTATCGGGAACACCAGTTGGAAGTCCAGGGATACTGTTAGCACCATCGCCCATTGGCGCACCATCCATGACACTCTGGTCTGGAAACTCTGAAGGCGCTGTTATGCTAGTAACAGGAGGAAGTTGAGGGGGTGGGGTTGACACACCAGTTGGCGTCATGGTAGAAATAGCCGCTGTGCCTGCGGCACGTTGGTCATTAATAGTCTTGTTCATGCCATACTTAAAACCAGTTGCAGCACCTGATTGTCCAGCACCACCAGTACCTGAAACATTAGCAGGATTGTTCTGTGGTGCTCCTGGACGTAGTCCTCCGCTTGCCATAGTTCCTCCTACTTAGAATATTGTATTTTAGTAATGATTGGGCCTTTTGTATAAATGTCCCAATCACTTGCAATTTCAATTGCTTTCTTAATTAATCTTTCCGCATCTTCTGGCGTTTGTACATCATCAATACCCAGTGCTTCCATAGCGCCAAGAGCAACATCCCCGCCGCTACCAGAATAGTAGATACCGCGAATATCGCGCTCCCAACTATAATCTTCAAACACAGGATAAAGAACCCCACGAATGCTGATAATAAATTCCGAATCTTGCGAAGCAGCATCGCCATCTTCTTTCATGTCGTATCCTGCATCAATAAAAACTTTACGCATTTGAGGTATAAATGTTTGTGTCATAAACACATCAAGATTTTGATTTGCTGTAGGCTTTGGGGCTTTCCAACCAAACTGTAGTATGTTGGAACCTCTGCCTGCACCAGAACCAGCAATTAGTACACCATTGTTTTCAACAATTTTATGTGTAACCATTTGCATTGGTCTACCAGAGTCATCAGATGAACGCGAATCGCAACCAATTACGCTCCAGCCATTGCCTTGAATTGCTGCTAGTGTTGTCATCGTCCCCTCTTAACTTATCTTTTGCGAACTGTTCTTACGCTAGCGGTCGGTACTCCGCCGCCAGTAATTCCAGAAAGCAAACTCATAATATCAGGTGGTGCTTGTTGAATATCTGGAGGGGTAGGACCTCCTGTTGGAACGCCAGCAGGAGCAGGGGACACTTGCTCTACCGCTTGTGGTGCCCCAACAGGAGGAACCGCTTGCTGCTGAACGGCAAAGGTTGCTTCAATTGCATCCTCTAGTGCCTGTCCCTTTTGGCGTGCCTTAATGACAGCAGCAATCTTACGTACAACTTCTGAAGCATCCTGGCCTTGAGTAGCCATCTGTGGAATTGCTTGTGTATATGCCGTAAGTGAACCAAGTAGCGCCCCGCGCATATCTTCGATTTCAATCTTTTCTAATTCTTGTGTAACGTTAACCGTAAATGGTAATTCTCTCATAGCCATATCTCGGCTGATGAGTTTTCCTCCAAGTGCTTGAAGCATAAAGATGAGACCTTGTGCTGGATTAAGACCAGCAAGCATACCATAGCGAACATCAGCAGAGTAGTCGTTTTTGATGTCTTTGGTTGGCTTGTATGTAATCTCATAAGGTGAACCCGAATCTACTCCACGAATTGTTTTTTCTTCTGGGTAAATTACTTCATCTACATTAAAGCAAAGACTAATAACGTCCCTAAGTGTTGCAGCAAAGATTGCTTGTGCAGATTTAACTTGTGTATCAAAGGCTCCCATAAGAGCCTGTACGCCTTGACCAGTAACAACTGATTGGCTAATGTTTCCAGTACGAGATTCAGGGTAGCGTGTACCAACACGAAGTTCTTGATTAAGGATATTCTGTTCAGTAAATGCGCCCTGCGGTAGAGTAAGTTCTACGCGGCGTACACCTGCTGGATTGGCTGTGCGGATAACCGCATCACCACCAAGTTGTAGTTCTTGTACATCTTGTGGAAGAACAATTGGTGCCTGTACAGATTTTTCTGCTGCCTCCATTGCAAGTAATGCAAATCGGTTACGCAGTAACTGAATACCTAATACGTCATCAAACTGTCCACGCATTTCACCATCAATAGATGGCTTGCGTGCAACAACAACCATCATCTTACCAAGTGGATTGGCAGCCTGAGAAAGAACAAGGTTCTCTCTGCGTGGGACGTAGATTATAGATTGGTCTTTGTCGTAGTAACGAACCATTTCAATTACTGCATTGAGGTCTTGCTTGTAGCCATCTGAACCAAGGAGTTGTCTGTCATACTCTGGGAACTGGGATACCAGTTCACCAAGTGTCATAGAGTAACGCTTAGCAAATGCCACACAACGTCCATAGCGGTCAAACTCTGGGTAAGCCCCAATAGGATTTTCTATGCGGATACGTGGCAGTTTTGCTTCATCGTCTAGTTCAATAATGAACGGGACGAAACCATAGGTGATATACCAGTCAGCACCTGAGTACATCTGTACTGCTAGGTCTGAGTGTTGGAAATAGTTAGAGGCAATACGAGTACGCTTATCAGCAAAGGTACGTGCTCTATCAGATACTTGATTGGCTGCAGAGCAGTTAACCGCTGGAAGCGGAGCCATAACTTCAGATAGGTCACGTGCAACAATGTCAATAAAGTTTGCTACTACGTTTGCATCAACACCTTCTGGAAAGAAATTAGGATAAACTTGAGCAATCTTTCCCTTACGGACAGCAAGTACGTCAAGGTTACGCGCATCACGTTCGTGATTGCGATAACGCAGGGATTCAACCCGTGCCGTTACCTGCTCTATTGATAATGCCATTATTGTCCTAACGATTAAAGAAAAAAATTATTTGCTTGGGCGGTAAGTTTTATTTACAGTTGATGTTGTTGATTTTACTCCAGCGGCTGTTCGAACTGGTGTTTGTTTTTGTGGCGCTCCTCCACCAACTGCTGCATTCATACGTTCTGTTGCTGCATTTTTATTAGTACGGCGCTCCATAAAAGATGCACGAGCGGCAGTGCGTGCTGTGTCATTTGTACGACGTGCTTGAATAATTTTACCTGCTCTTACTTCTTCGTCAAATGTTAAATCCTTACCTGTCGCTCTTTTAGCAACTTTATTGGCTATATCCATTGAGTCGCCACCATAATTTTTAGCATTGTATGCTTTTTCACGAGCCTTTGCTGCTTTATCTGCTGTTGAACCATTTGCCATAGTATTTTCCTTAACTGTATTGGTTTGACCATTGGTCTGCGAACGCTTCATCCAAGTTAATGGACTGGCGTTGGTTGATTTGTGATTGAGTTGCCCAACGATTCTGAGCAAACTGTCCTACCTTTGAAGAGCGGTTCATTAGTTCGCGTACGCGAATAACTGCAAACCACAGAGCCATAACACAGTCAGTTGGATTCTTGGTGTCAGGCTTCCAAGTAATGAGTTCTTGCACTAGGGTCTTTAGACCCTCAGAGCCTTCATTGCTTGGTAGTTCCATTAAGTTGTTATCTTGGAAACGCCCGTCACGGGTATTGCCAAAGAGGGCTGCCATAGAGGCAACACCAAAAGATACATCCCACTTGTTCTTGCCAGTAAAGTGTGAGTTGAGTTGGCAACCGTGAGAGGCTAAATAGTTTCTTAAGACATCATCTAGGGCGTAAGCCTTCTGATGGGCATTGATTTCAATTCTTAACTCTTGTGGCTTGTATCGTTCTACCCAGTCTTCAATCAAGTTCTGAATCTTGGCTGGAGTAGGCTCAACCATATTAACGCAATCTAAGACGTATATCCGTCCGTCTTGGCGATTGTACGAAACAACGACAGCACCAGTAGCCCCAGACATAGCGGGGTCAAGACCAATAACAGTATAAAGACTATCAGTGTTTTTCGGATGTCCTGGTGTACCCGCCTTTAGCGGACCTCTCTTTCGCATTCCGTTGACTGAGCCAGCCACGCAGGTTGGAGAGAATATCGAGTCTTCTTGGACATCTTCTTGTTGGTAGACCATAGCCCAGACCGAAGGAGATACCTCACTGCGGCGCGTAAATAAAGAGGGTCCGTCCCATTTGGGGTACAGGCCATCTTTTCCAAGTTCATCTATGTCGCCCTCTTGTTTGTCCGTTGCTGGCCAAAGAGTTTTCCAACTCTCAGGCTTCTCATCAAATTCTAAAACCGCTGGCTGTGAGAAGTAAGTGAAGGGGGATTTGCCACCCGTCCATTGTCCACCATCTCGAATCATTTTATACAGGTCAATGGGCGCGACGCGGGTCCCAACGATAACGAGTTTCCCGTGCCGCCCCAAGCGGGTAATAACTTCTTTTTGAAGCCATTCGATTTGCTTCTCCCATTCGTGGGCATTTGAGTTCATTACCACGTCATCTAGGATAATCAGGTCAGCGCGTGCGCCATAGATTTGTGAGCCAAATCCTAAGGCCTGTACAGTCGGGTCCTTCTCGCCAGAGTCTCGGCCCGTACCTAGGTAAATCATATCAGCAGACCAGGTTGTAGCATCTGCCTTGAAGCCACCATTTGGGCCGAAGGCCACTTGCATTTTAGTAAAGGCTGGGTGGGAGAGCCTTGTCTTAATAGCCCCAAGGAACTTGCGGGCCATCCCTTGCGTCTTAGAAACAATAATTACTCTAGCGTTGGGATTTGTTACAATCTTGTAAACTACATAGTTCGTAGTAATTACCGTCGACTTGGCATGCTCTGGAGGTACATTGATTAAAACACGATTGGCAGCACCAGGCTCGTAGTTCATCGACGGATGAATCCATCGTGGCTCCTTACCGTCAATTAAATCTACCCAGTCAAGGTGGTGTTCAAATAATTTGCTTTCGAGGTAGGTCTCAGAGAAGTCAGTAAAGGATATCTCTTTTAAATCCTCAAGGTTACCTTTGACCCCTGCGCCTTCAAGGCGAGCCTTTTCAGCCAAGGCCTTAAACTCAGGGTCAGTAAAGGTCCATTGGCGGTAGGCAGCCTCAGAGCGGCTAACATGCTCCATGGCCATCTTAATAGTCTGGCCCTGCCCAAGCAGGGCTAGTACCATCTTCTGAGAATCTTCTTTAGATAGGTTCTTGCCTGCCAATTTAGTCCCCTAATAAGTAATCTAACGGTCAGTGTTAATAGACACAACTCACCCAATATATATATTATATTATACTATAGGAGACTGCGTAGCCTTAGCGGAGCAGGCTCCGTATCTATTCTTATATACTATAGATAACCTGTTCAAATCGTAAAACCGAACAACCTGACCTCGAATATTTTTATTTATTGTATAATTCATTGATATTACGGGGGGTATATAATTATATAACAGAAAATTTTGGGGTGATACTATAACCGCCGCGCCTAAGCATATAAATACATGTGGGGTCTAAACCTCTACTTGAGGGTTATACTTGGACACTATTAAGAATTGTCGGCTTATCTACTTATCCACTTATAGATAGATAGACATATCGGTATTGACTATCCCCCTACCCCCTATGTCCGAATTGCCCCATATGAGTAAATTATCCCCATATGTACAGAATCTCCCATAATTAGGTTACTAGCGAGTAACATGCTAGGATAGGGCTATGTCCGAATTGTCCTATATGTACCTAATGCCCGACTTGTCCTTGTGTGACGCATGTCACATGATATGGGCTTGACAAGGCTAGGCGCGTGGTGTAGTGTCTGCCCTGTAAGTGAATAAAGCAAGGAAAGCGCGACACGCCGATAGGCTTAGGGTACTTGACAAGGCTAGGCGATAGTGCTAAGGTTAGGACATAACTTAATAGAGAGAGATTATTTAAGAATAGATAGGGCTTGACTCGTTACCTAGTAGCATAGGGTCGCCTTAGGGTAACACGACCCCTATTTATTCTTAGGTAATCTTTACCTAATAGAGAGAGGATATGAGCATGACCTATAGCCCATACGGGGCTAAGGGTAGCATAGTCGTAACGCCACACAAGGTACAAGCGAGCAATAGACGCTTGGGCACGATAGGCGCACGACTAACCAACACGCAACATGGTAAAGCGGTACGCATTAAGCGCACACGCACACGCCACGCCGTAACGACCAACCGACCTAAGGTTGCTCGCGTGTTGCCTACTCTTAGCGACCAAGAGCAGGAACGCCTAGCGCGTACCTTGCTACTATCAGAGCGAAAGAGCGACTTCCTTGCAAGTCTGCCATCTATACACTTAGAGCCTACTAAATAGGCTCGCGCCACGCTCTAATTAGGGGGTGACTAGGTTCAAGTCCTAGCGTGGCACGACTTGACAATAACGTCAAGCCATGATAAGATAGGGGTATCAAGTGACTAGCGAAAGTGACCCACGCAAGGA